TTCCTGATGTACCACTTGTTCCTGAAGAACCAGATGTTCCACTAGTTCCTGAAGTACCACTTGTTCCTGAAGAACCAGATGTTCCTGATGTTCCACTTGTACCCGAAGTACCATTAGTTCCTGATGTACCACTTGTTCCTGAAGAACCAGATGTTCCACTAGTTCCTGAAGTACCACTTGTTCCTGAAGAACCAGATGTTCCTGATGTTCCACTTGTACCCGAAGTACCATTAGTTCCTGATGTTCCACTTGTTCCTGAAGAACCAGATGTTCCACTTGTACCTGAAGAACCACTAGTTCCTGATGTACCGCTAGTTCCTGAAGACCCACTAGTTCCTGATGTTCCACTTGTACCCGAAGTACCATTAGTCCCCGATGTTCCACTTGTTCCTGAAGAACCAGATGTTCCACTAGTTCCTGATGTTCCACTTGTACCTGAAGAACCACTAGTTCCTGATGTACCGCTAGTCCCTGAAGACCCACTAGTTCCCGATGTTCCACTTGTTCCTGAAGAACCTGATGTACCACTTGTTCCTGATGTTCCACTTGTACCTGAAGAACCAGATGTTCCTGAGGTACCACTAGTGCCAGACGTACCATTAGTTCCTGATGTACCACTTGTACCTGAAGAACCACTAGTTCCTGAGGTTCCACTTGTTCCTGAAGAACCAGATGTTCCTGAAGTACCACTACTACCAGACGTACCATTAGTTCCTGAAGTACCGTTAGTTCCTGAGGTTCCACTTGTTCCTGAAGAACCAGATGTACCACTAGTTCCTGAAGAACCAGATGTTCCTGCTTGTCCACCTAAAATTATAGCAAACTCAGTATTATCAGAAATAGACCCTGAGCCTGAAGAAGCAATCTGTAATACGTCATAGTTTTCGAATCCCCCTACTGAAGGTAGTACTTGAGTTATTCGTAATACTTTGAAAATTGAAGAATTATTAACACTAACAATTTTTAATATTGTTCCAACAGTTAATAGGTTTAATAAAGTAACAAAAGACACCTGTGGGTCAAAAGCAGTATCGTCTATTGCAATAGAAGTAGTTGTTGCTCCAAAGTCTTCCCCACTATCTAATGAAAAATAAGTTAATCCTGGATCGACATTAGTGTCGGTGTTTCCTGTGAACCTCCATATTGCAAGGTTTCCTTCAAGTCCACTACTTCCACTAGTACCTGAACTACCACTTGTTCCTGAACTACCACTAGTACCTGAAGTACCACTAGTACCTGAAGTACCACTAGTACCTGAAGTACCACTAGTACCTGATGTACCATTTGTACCTGAAGTACCACTTGTTCCTGAAGTACCACTAGTTCCTGAAGTACCAGATGTACCTGAAGTACCACTAGTTCCTGAGGTTCCACTAGTTCCCGAAGTACCGCTGGTACCTGATGTTCCTGATGTACCACTAGAACCTGATGTACCACTAGTACCTGAAGTGCCAGATGTTCCTGAAGTTCCACTTGTACCTGAAGTACCTGATGTTCCGCTAGTTCCTGATGTTCCTGAAGTTCCGCTAGTTCCAGATGTACCACTTGTTCCTGAAGTACCATCCAAAGAAGTTCTTAGAATCGCTAAAATCATCGGCTCATTGTCCACAAAAGTATGGTCATATGAGTCCAAAGTTACTGGAATTGACCAATATTGTGAAGTTGCCTCAGTTGGTGTACCCGATACTGTCCATATTTGATTTTGAGATGTAAGAGTTTGATTTTGAAGAGTAATTTTATTACCTATTTGAAGTAAATTTAGAATTATACCAATATCATCTCCATCAGTATCAATATGATTCACATATATAATTGTCGATCCTGATTGTGTTGCATTATTCCATTGAATAAATCCTATCGCGGGTTGTCCGTCTTGAGTATCGGTATCTGCTTGATATTCAAAAATAGAAGTCGCTCCACCGTTAACACCACTACTTCCTGATGTACCAGATGTTCCACTAGTTCCTGATGTACCAGATGTTCCACTTGTACCTGAAGTTCCGCTTGTACCTGAAGTTCCGCTTGTGCCTGATGTACCACTAGTTCCTGATGTACCACTAGTTCCTGATGTACCTGAAGTACCACTAGTTCCTGATGTACCACTTGTTCCTGATGTACCACTAGTTCCTGATGTACCACTAGTTCCTGATGTACCACTAGTTCCTGATGTACCACTAGTTCCTGATGTACCATTAGTTCCTGATGTTCCGCTAGTTCCCGATGTTCCGCTAGTTCCTGATGTACCTGATGTACCTGATGTACCGCTAGTTCCTGATGTTCCTGATGTACCGCTAGTTCCACTAGTTCCTGATGTACCACTAGTTCCTGATGTACCACTTGTACCTGAAGTACCACTAGTTCCTGATGTACCACTTGTACCTGAAGTACCACTAGTTCCTGATGTACCACTTGTCCCATTTGTACCACTAGTACCTGAAGTACCACTAGTACCTGAAGTACCACTTGTTCCCGAAGTACCACTAGTTCCTGAAGTACCACTTATTCCCGAAGTTCCTGATGTACCGCTAGTTCCTGATGTACCACTAGTTCCTGATGTACCACTTGTTCCTGATGTACCACTAGTTCCTGATGTACCACTTGTTCCTGATGTACCACTTGTCCCATTTATACCACTAGTACCTGAAGTACCACTTGTTCCCGAAGTACCACTAGTACCTGAAGTACCACTAGTACCTGAAGTACCACTTGTACCACTAGTTCCCGAAGTTCCACTAGTTCCCGAAGTTCCACTAGTTCCCGAAGTTCCACTAGTTCCCGAAGTTCCACTAATTCCCGAAGTTCCACTAGTTCCTGATGTACCACTAGTTCCTGAGGTACCACTAGTACCTGATGTACCTGAGGTACCACTAGTCCCTGACGTACCATTTATACCTGAGGTACCTGAAGTACCACTTGTACCACTAGTTCCTGAGGTACCACTAGTACCTGATGTTCCGTTAGTTCCTGATGTTCCGCTAGTTCCTGAAGTACCACTTGTTCCTGATGTACCACTTGTTCCTGAAGTACCACTAGTTCCTGAGGTACCACTAGTACCTGATGTTCCGCTAGTTCCTGATGTTCCGCTAGTTCCTGAAGTACCACTTGTTCCTGATGTACCACTTGTTCCTGAAGTACCACTTGTTCCTGAAGTACCACTTGTTCCTGAAGTACCACTTGTTCCTGATGTTCCGCTAGTTCCCGAAGTTCCACTAGTTCCCGAAGTTCCACTAGTTCCTGATGTACCACTTGAACCAGATGTACCACTTGAACCAGATGTACCACTTGTTCCTGATGTACCGCTAGTTCCTGACGTTCCTGAAGTTCCACTTGAACCAGAGGCTCCACTAGTTCCTGAGGTACCATTTACACCCGAAAGACCTGATGTACCGTTAGTACCTGATATACCACTAGTTCCTGAAGTACCACTTGTACCTGAAGTACCACTTGTACCTGAAGTACCAGATGTACCAGATGTACCAGATGTTCCACTAGTTCCTGATGTACCTGATGTACCACTTGTACCTGAAGTTCCGCTTGTACCTGAAGTTCCGCTTGTACCTGAAGTTCCGCTTGTGCCTGATGTACCACTAGTTCCTGATGTACCTGATGTACCGCTAGTTCCTGAGGTTCCGCTAGTTCCAGATGTACCACTTGTTCCTGAAGTACCATTGGTTCCTGATGTACCACTTGTTCCCGAAGTACCACTAGTTCCTGAAGTACCACTTGTTCCCGAAGTACCACTAGTTCCTGAAGTACCACTTGTTCCTGAAGTACCACTTGTTCCTGAAGTACCACTTGTACCTGATGTTCCACTTGTACCTGATGTTCCACTAGTTCCTGATGTACCTGATGTTCCGCTAGTTCCTGAAGTTCCGCTTGTACCTGAAGTTCCACTAGTACCTGATGTACCTGATGTACCTGATGTACCACTAGTACCTGAAGTACCAGATGTACCTGAAGTTCCACTTGTTCCTGAAGTACCATTGGTTCCTGATGTTCCTGAGGTACCAGATGTACCGCTAGTTCCTGATGTTCCTGATGTACCGCTAGTTCCTGAAGTTCCAGATGTTCCACTTGTTCCTGAGGTTCCTGAAGTACCACTAGTTCCTGATGTTCCGCTAGTTCCTGAAGTACCACTAGTACCTGATGTACCACTAGTTCCTGATGTACCACTAGTTCCTGAGGTTCCTGATGTACCTGATGTTCCGCTAGTTCCTGATGTTCCGCTAGTTCCTGAAGTGCCACTAGTACCTGATGTACCACTAGTTCCTGAGGTTCCTGATGTACCTGATGTTCCGCTAGTTCCTGATGTTCCTGATGTTCCACTAGTTCCTGAAGTACCACTAGTACCTGAAGTACCACTAGTACCTGATGTACCACTAGTTCCTGATGTACCTGATGTACCACTAGTACCTGATGTACCACTAGTTCCTGATGTACCTGATGTTCCAGATGTTCCGCTAGTACCTGATGTACCACTAGTACCTGATGTACCACTAGTTCCTGATGTACCACTAGTACCTGATGTACCACTAGTCCCTGATGTTCCGCTAGTTCCTGAAGTGCCACTAGTACCTGATGTACCACTAGTTCCTGAGGTTCCTGATGTACCTGATGTTCCGCTAGTTCCTGATGTTCCTGATGTTCCACTAGTTCCTGAAGTACCACTAGTACCTGAAGTACCACTAGTACCTGATGTACCACTAGTTCCTGATGTACCTGATGTACCACTAGTTCCTGATGTACCTGATGTTCCAGATGTTCCGCTAGTACCTGATGTACCACTAGTTCCTGATGTACCACTAGTTCCTGATGTACCACTAGTTCCTGATGTACCACTAGTACCTGATGTACCACTAGTACCTGAAGTTCCACTTGTTCCCGAAGTACCACTAGTACCTGAAGTACCACTAGTACCTGATGTTCCTGAGGTACCAGATGTACCACTAGTTCCTGATGTACCACTTGAACCAGATGTACCACTTGTTCCTGATTGTCCAATAACTATCACGATAAACTCAGAATTGTCAGCAATAAACCCTGACCCTCCTGATGCTACCTGTTGAACACTAAAATCTTCGAAACTACCTACTAAAGGTGTAACACCCGTAATTCGTAAAAGTTTGAAAAATGTTGGATCGTCAACTTTAACAATTTTTAATATTGTTCCAATCGTTAATCCATTAAGTATTGTTCCAAAAGATACTTGAGGACTATAAGCAGTATCATTTATTGCAATAGATGTAGTAGTAGCACCGAAGTCATCTCCACTGTCTAATGAAAAATAAGTTAGTCCAGGATTGATAGAAGTATCAGTATTCCCTGTGAATCTCCATGCCGCAAGGTTTCCTTCTAATCCACTAGTTCCGTCAGTTCCTGATGTACCACTCGATCCAGATGTACCACTCGATCCAGATGTACCACTAGTTCCTGATGTTCCACTAGTACCTGATGTACCGTCTGTACCTGATGTACCATTAGTCCCTGATGTGCCATTAGTTCCTGATGTTCCGCTAGTTCCCGATGTTCCACTAGATCCCGAAGAACCTGAGGTTCCACTAGTACCTGATGTACCGTCTGTACCTGAAGAACCATCTGTACCTGATGTACCATTAGTCCCTGATGTACCGTCTGTACCTGAAGAACCGCTAGTTCCCGAAGAACCGTTTGTACCTGAGGTACCACTAGTTCCCGAAGAACCGTTTGTACCTGAGGTACCACTAGTTCCTGAAGTTCCATTGATACCAGAGGTGCCTGAGGTACCTCCTGTTATGCTAGCCGTAAAGGACGAAAAAGCTATTTGACCCGAGGTCCCCGAGGTACCTCCAGTATAGTCCGTAACTATATATATCCTATCGTCTGGAGCTGCCGATAGAACTATAGGTAAATCAGTTATTCTAGTGTTTGACATAAACTATAAATATATTTTTTGTTTTTTTATTTAATTTTTTTAATAACAATTTTATGATGGCGGAATTTCTTCTTGTACTATTAATGGATTTCCATCTTGTGTTATAATATCTATTCCGTCCTGAGTAATAATTTGAACCTCAAAGATTAGAGGTGTACTACTTGGTGTTGGAGTATTTGTTAGTGTTGGAGTATTTGTAGGAGTTTGAGTTGGAGTTTCTGTATTAGTAGGTGTTATTGTTGGCGTTACGGTATGAGTAGGAGTAATTGACGGAGTCGGTGTAACAGTTGGAGTTTGTGTTGGTGTTGGAGTAGTGCATTGTATGTTGACCACCACTCCATCAAGCATGTCATTTCTTGTTACTGCCGAGTAATAAATGTCATTATCAACAAAAACATTAAATGGTCCTAAGGCGTTAGAATTAGCCGTTAATCTAACAATATACGTTGTACATCCAGTTACTGAAATTTGCTGTTCAATTTGATTATCGCAACCTGGTGCAATATTCGTAACTAAAATAGAATAAGTAGTCATTCAATGGTTTTATTAAATAAATACCACGAGACTTCTATTTGATTTCTAAACTTTGTAAAAATGAATTATGATTGTTTTTTTGATAAAAAAATTACTCTAAAATTATCTCCATATTAACAACGCAAGACGCTAATTCTATGGTGATTTGGAACGCACAACCAAAGGTACAAGTTAATATTTTAATTACTTCACAATTATTACCATCAACTAATCGAAGCATAATTTCAGGTGCAGTTGAAAAAATAGATGGTATGACCGTGTTGTACTCCACAACAGGTGGAACGGGTCCTGAAGAAATTGTACCTATTAATGTTTGATTATTTCCATATATATCCGAAATATATACAGTAACCGGAAAAGTACCACCTGAAATTTCTGTAATTCTTATCTGTGTCATGATAAACAAATTATATTATATCCAATTACTAAATCGATTACAATTTCCTCTCCTTCCAAAGAAGTATTATTTCTACTTGTTTCGATAGTTATTTGATTATTTAGTTGGTCGATTATAACATTCCCAACGCCAGGTATTCCTAATAATAAAGTACGAATTGTGTCATACCATTGATTATCTGTTGGAACTTGGACTAATGAAGTTGATGTAAAGAAATTTTGTGATGCAACTATCCCTGATGGATTCACAGAAACTTTGGCCGTAAACGTCGCACTTATTAAATCACAACTTGTATTTCCTGAGGTTAAATCAAAAAATCCTTCATTTAACATTTGTAGTAATCCAAATTTGGTTGGAGATTGAATGTTGAATACTTCAGCTCCCATAACATAAGTCTGATAGGAGACCGAATTGGTGTTACAATTTATAGTTGTATTTCTTGTTAATGAACAACCATTTGCATCTACCACGGTCAAAGAATAGGTACCCGCAGTCAATCCACTAACTTGGATTTGTTGTGGTTCATTTGGTATATTGTCCGACCAATTAAAGATGAACGGAGGCTCACCTGAAGTAATAAATGCAGTAATCTTTCCACTTGACCCACTACCACAAGAAGTACTATATAAAGAATAGTTTAAGGGTTGACTACTCGGGACTAATATATTTCTTGTTTGTACACATCCATCCGCATCAGTGACAGTAACAACATGAGTTCCTGATGATAAGTTATTAAACGTTACCGCAGTTAAGTTTGTATCAATTACGTTCTGTATTCCATCAACAGAATAATCCAAAGGCAAAGTTCCTCCCGTTGTTGTTAGAATTGTAACCGAACCATTATTTTGATTACAACTTGTCCCTGCAACTTGTGTTGAAATTGTAAATTTGTTTTGAGCGACTAAAGTTACTTCCTGTAAATAAGAACAACCACTATTATCGGATACACCTACAGTATATGTTCCTCCACTTAGATTTCTAAAAATTTGAGTACCCTGAGAATTACTTATATTCAACTGATTACCCGTTGGGCTAATCAAAGTATACGTGTATGGCACAGTTCCCCCAACAACATTTATAGTAATCGAACCGTTATTACTTGAACAAGTAGAATTTTGTCCTTGAACTGAAACACTTGTAATTCCGCCAGGTGTTTCGAGTGTGGTACCCGCGGTCATCTGACATAAACCCGCATCTGTCACTAAGAAATTATATTGTCCTGCTGAAAGTCCTGAAATTGAAAACGTTCTTGAATATGATACTAAGACATCACCTGTAGATGCCGAATAATAAAAAGGCTCAGTACCACCAGTGATGGTCATGTTAATAACTCCATTCGATTGAAGACAAGTTGGAGGTGTTGAGGTAAATAACCCAAGTCCAACTGGACTAACATTAGTTATTGTTGCAGATTTTGATAAAGTACATCCATATGCGTCTTTAACTTCAACAGAATATGAACCCGCAGTTAACCCTGTAATTGTACTACCCGTCAACCCATTACTCCAAAGATAAGTATAAGGAGACAGACCCGTTTGACCAGTTACAAAAATTTTCCCTATCGGTGTTCCTCCACAACTTGAATTTGGTACCACATATAAACCAAAATCCAAAGGTTCCGATTCTTGAACTATAAATGTCTGAGTAAATGCCGTACACCCTCCAAGGTCAGTTACTTCCAAATAATATGTTCCAGCACTTAGTTCACCAAAAACAACCGTATCTGTATTTGTAGTTGCTGAAGTAAGATAGTTGTTATTTACATCATACAACGAATAATTGGTTGATGAATATAATGAAGTTGATGTACCAGTAACCGACCCATTGTTATCTCCACAAGTAGTATTTTGTACCGCAACTATAGACCCGCAAACTCCACTTGAAATCGGAATGTTTATTAAAAATTCACTATTAACAGGTAAAGTACTGTCATTAACTCTTAATTGATAAACATTACTTGCTAAACCAACTAAAGAGGCAGGTTGTGCTACTATAGTTTGAGACGCATAAGACGGACTGATAAACTCTACGGTATATGGAGGTGTTCCTGCACTAACAAAAAGATTAAAAGCTCCCGAATTATTATTGGAGCAATCACCTGTTACTGTTATGTTATAATTTAATACCGCCATTAGTTAATAGTACAATTTATACTTATATTTATCCCCGAATTCAAGGAAAGTGTCTCGTTAATATTTCTCTCCGTACAAGTTAGACTTGTAATTGTTAACAAATTACCATTTAAGAAATATGTAAATCCATAGTCATATAGTTGTGGAAGATATTGTATTAAAGCATTTCTCCACATTGTATTCGTTGGTACATCCGTTAGTCCATACCCAACATAATATAATTCTTTGATTATTATATCACCACCGATTCTTAAGTCAACATACCAATTACTTTCAACTGAATTTTGGATACAATCATTTAATGTCAGTCCACTCTGTGTCAACATATTGTTAACCCTATTAGATAATATACTACTGAAATTACTTACATCCACATCACCATTCAACCAAGGGAATATGTTAAAGTCAGTATATTCAGTTGTGCATGTATAATCAAAAATACTAGATATGATGAAACAAGGGTCGACAGGAACAGGAATAAATTGACATCCTCTTTGTCTTCTATAAACAAACTTCTGTCTTTGAAATATTGAATTTTCCATTCTAACTCCCGTATTCCATATTGTTGTCGCAGGAATCATTTGTTCCACTAACTTCATCCAAAAAGGGCCAATACCATTTACATAATCAATTAATTTTTGATAGGTATATTTGTTATTAGGTAACCCAACAGTACTTTCAGATTCAATATACTTCCAAAAGATTGATTGTAAGGTAGGATATCCTCCTGTTTTACCATCCGTGATATATTGACGGTTTCTAACATTAATCATGTTCTCCCAAAAAGTTTGAGAGAATTCAAAAAACGTTTTCTTTTTTGGTTCTGGGTTTATAAATGTAGAATCAACTCCGCCAGGTACAGGATATCCAACTGTTAGTCCTGATTCAGGAATCGGATAGTCATATCTTCTTGATTGAGTCCAAACATCATATACTAAACCTTGCGCTGGATTTAAGAAAAGGTCAACGTTTTTAACATTCAAAACTAACTTTTCATCATCAACAAAATAATATGCATTGTAATCTGCACTTGTTGAAACTCTAATTCTATCATCTTCCTCTAACCAAGACTTATTGTTATCAACCACTTTTCTAAGTTTGAACCCTTCCGTCATATATGGGAAGTCTCTGAATCTATTTAGATAAAGTTGCCCATAACTAAATGGCGTTAATTGTGTTTGAATATTGAAATTTTGTCCCGTAAATACCTGACCTGTGATAGTGACTTCATCAGGACTTCTATGTGATGGAGTTGATTCATACCATCCAGCTCCTAACTGAAAGAAATAACTCTCAGTATTAACAGGTGCCTTTGGAAATCCTTCCAAATCTACAGGATAATCATCCAATCTTGTTGTTACATCTTGATATGTGTTTGTGGAAGTAAACGCACTAAAAGTCTGACCTTTTATTTTATACGTCGATCCAGGAATAAAACCTGGAGTACTCTCAACATATGTTCCTCCTGAAATTGCCGCCCATTGAACACCAAATTGGTCCATATTTATTTTTTGGTCCGCCAAATAAATGTGTTCATTAAACTCTATCAATGAATCAGGTGCTCCGATTAATCTTAACATGAATTCAACAGACCTTCTTGTCCCTTTTGATTTGAACAAATAAGATGCATTCAAAATTAAATTACGATAAAACGCGTAGTTTAATTCAGTTGGTGTTAAGGCTCTAGCGTATCCAGGATATGTTGGAGTCGAAGTATTTCCGAACACCGAACTTAGAAAGTTTTCATTTGTTATTGGTGAAAAGTTTGAACTCCATCCAAGTGTTTGTGCCAAGTTAACTAAAAGTTGTGATGGTATATCATTTGAAGGATTGTAACTAACTGAATTCATATAAGCTAATGCATCTATGAACTGTTTGATTTGGTCAAAACTTCTTCCGTAAATTTGAAATATCTTCTCAACCTTACGTCCAAGTGTATCGAATTCTTTAAGGGAATCCGAAACCAAAAATCTTGAAATCAAATTGGTTTTGAATGAATCCAAATTAATCGCAATCGCTTCAAGTTGGGTTAAATAGTTTTCAAATAAAAATGATTTAATATCTAAATTCCAAGTTCCTTCTTTAGGCCATGTAACTTGTTGATAATCTGTAAAAAATTGTCCCGCCTCATTCTGTTGTGGAACTTGAAATATTGCAGTATATTCAGGTCTGATAAGTCTGTTCAATAGAAATTTTTGTACCTCATCGAAATCTTCTGCAAATATTCTGTCAACAACAAAATCATTTGGTCTTACTTGAAATCCCTCATTAGTTGTAGTCGCAGTTGTACCAAATGGTGCACCTGACACAATAAATTCAATAAATCCTGTTGATAATGTTTGTGATGGAGTGAATGAAATTACATTAAATATATTATCATTAATCGCAATACAATAATCTAAGTATGTATTATATAAATTTCTATATGGAGAAACCGTAATCTCCCTTACTGATAAGTTTGTCGCAGCACTTAATGAATAATCAATATCAAATGGGTTATTGATTCTGCTAGTGTTTATTCTAAATGTAGTTTCATTTAATGTTGAATCGTAAACTATATTAGTCGCTGTCGCACCGGTAACGAAATCCTCATTATTGAATTGTATATCTAAAGATGCTGGAAATCTATGAATAATTTCGGTAATTGAGACTTGAAATCGCTTACTTAATGACCCATACATTGAGAAGTTCAGAACCTGTGACACATCATAGTTCGGATATACTCTGAACTGTGTCGCCATTATTCGTCTACTCTCAGTTAAATCACTAATGTTCAATCCCTCCAAACTTATCGGTTCAGAGAATGCCCCAACATTAAAATCTCTAGTTACTCTTTCTGTAACCGAAGTTGTGAACTCAAAGTTACCTTGCGTAAGTCCTCCTCCTTCAACTGTTTGTAATCCTACAATATTGTCAGAGAAGGTTGCAGCACCACTACCTGGCCGTGGTGGGTAAAAAAATTTGGTAGTCCTTTGAGTCGTAGCCATTAACTAGTTATATTTGTAAAGTTTTTACTGAAATCGATATTATTACCTCTACTTTGTCTAACCTCATAAAGAAGAGCATTAAATTGGTCTCTAATTTCGTATAGGTTGTATTGTCTGTATATGTTATCGTTAGAGTCGTAGATAGTGTAGATACCATCATCAATAGACTTGGTTTGATTACCATATAGAGCAATAGCAAGAGAAGAAATATCGTACTCAACCATTTCAATCTCAATAGATACTGGATTGAAGAAGGTATTAGAAATAATAATATCTTGGTCAGGCTGTCCGATGTACGGAGTTGCGTTTGGTTTGTTTGTTGGCGATGAAGATGGTGAAAGAGTTAGGAATATCAAATTTGAGTTTCCTTCAACATATCTATATCTAATTGCCTTTTGCGTTGTATTAACTTCATTTGTCACAACAGGTTCACAGAAAAAACTTGATGTTACAACTCTGAAGAAATTAGGAATTTTTGACCCATCAGCATTTAGATATTCAACTCTGAATCCAACCAATCCTTGTGGAACAAATTTGTTTTGATATTGTGTTGGTACATCAGAAATGTCAATTATAATACCCTTCACGTTCGGTAATGCACTTAATACACCACAATCACTAATTACCGTTCTAATCTCTGCAGGTCTAATATATAAAGTGTAAATCCCCAACGCGTTGAACTGATTTGCGGGTAATGTTAAATTATAAAGTCCTCCTAAAACTTCAACCCCAGCATTCCCCCCTGTTTCGGAGTTTGCGAAGTAAGGTCTTAATATTGTTTGTGCATCCAACTTTGTTAGGACAAATTGGTCTGTCACATCCCTTGTGGGTGTGTAATTCATAATGATATCAACATCCGCTGGTGAAACATCTGAAGGTCTTATTGTACCGTATGAGCCGATTGCCATATTCTCTTATTTAATTTATAAATACTTTATTTCCTTTTTTCAATTAATTCTTTCTTTATTAACTACGTTGAAAAATCCATATCCATAGTTAATCATATCTCCCAAGTTATCCACTTCACCTAACCTCATCACTCTTTCATAAGCACTATTCTTCCCTCTTTCCACGAATACGTTGGTTTGTATTTGAGCTTGGTCAATTACTTTGAGTAAAACCTCATCTTTAGTGATAGGTTGCGCGGTCAAATTATTTGATGTTAATCCCGATGATTCTTGGAAGAATATTGTGGTTCCATCATTGTAATCATAGTAATGAACACCAGTAATTGTATAGGCAGTAAATACAGGATTTATATCTGATATTGCCCCCCATATTTGTCCATAACTAATTACAGGTACACCAACTTGAAATTTAGGACTACCATACAATGCCAATTCATTAACTCTAGATTTTGTATTTCCTGAAACCATGAATGGAATTGTAACATAGTTATTAGATGTCTGAGCCGAAACTACGTTCACAGCGTCTCCCGAAAAAATGTAATCGTAAGATACAGGTGTCCCAATCCAATTTCCTGTGGATGGTGCAAAAAATGCTTCCCCCTGTGGATTAAAAACTACAACATCGGTAAATGGAACATTGATTGTTTTTGATACCTTCGTTATACCCCAAGGATTAGTTTGCTCCAAAGTTATAGTATATTGTTTGGTCGCGGTTGTATAAGTATGACTTATTGAATTGGGTGCGTAAGTTGTTATGGTTTGTTTCGGGCTTCCATCTCCCCAATCCACTCTATACACCGACAAATCCAAAAACTTTTGAAACTCATCCGAAGTATTGTAAACATTCCATACATATGGATTAGTTGTTGTTGATGAGAATAAAAAGTTTGTTACAACATCTTTTTGTAACACCGCTCCATCAAATGGACTATAATATCCCACATCAACCGCAGTTTGTCTTAGTAGTATAGGCACCGATAAATTAGTAAGTAATGATGTCCCATTAGGTCCTGAACTAACAACTTGTGTCATTGCAGAATAAACACCAACAGGCGTTCCTTGATAATTTACAACAGACAAGTCCTTTGCAACATTCTCAGGTGAAACAATAAATCTATAGGTATCCTGTGACATTATTGTGGTGGATTTACATACTCATACCATTTTATGGGGATATTGGTCCCCACCCTTTGTCCACTAGTATTAAACACTTGGTAAGTCTGTGTTTCATAATCAAGTCTTACTGTGTAATAGAAAAACTGTGTATTATCAAAATAAAACTTGTTATTTTTACTCAAGTTGACTTGAGGCCCGTTAGTGAGATCTATTGGATTTGCCCCTCTACCTGTCATCATTTTTGTAAACTGACCCGTCTTCGCATTAAAAAACTTAGCAGTCATATAAAATGTATTTATGTTAAGGAAATTTCGTTTCTTCAACCAATACACAAAAAACCCTTCCTTATCACCAACATAATCCAAAACAAATTGTGGCTTTCTAATGTTAACCAACGTCCTCTGCATTTGAGTTTCCATAATTAAACCTTGTTGTGTCGGTAATATGATTGTCAAATAATTTGTTTGTTGCTTCTCATCAGGTGTGTCATAAAAATCCAATTTGAAAAACGAGTTAGCGAATACGTTCTCATAATAATATACTTCTTGTGGAGTAAATCCCTCACTTAGATAATCGATTCTCCAATTACTTGAATCATCAAGAGACCCTCCAGAATAAAAGTAAAATTCGTAATTAATTAAGGTATCATTTGTAGTACCTGTTGCAGGTGCGTGTGCGAATCTTGAGACTTCGAAATCTCTTCCTTTACCTATAACATCTCTAATGGCTTTCTCCTCATACTCATCAATAGCCAAATCTAACCCCAAATAATCCCACTTGAGTTCAACAGGAATGTTGATTTGTTTGTCAACAAAGCCAGTTTGTTTAATTACAAATTTATTCGCACTCATCAATTAGTGGTTTAATTGCAAAATCAAATCCATCAAGATTATCATTATAATTTATTCCTTCAGGTATCAATCTGAAAATCACTTGGGTATACGGATATTGTGCCGAATTCAAAAATGGATAATCAACCCCACGACGTAAGTTGTCAATAAACCCATAGGTATAAATATCTCTCCATCTGAACTCTTGGTCTGCCGTGGAGTAAAATGCCCAACTCGGTACATTATCAATTAAACCCAATTCAGCGGTCTCTATATAATCCGAAAAAACTTTCAGAACCATAGTGTTATGTGGCTTATAATAATAACCTGGTGAATTGGTTGAAAAATTATCCGTAGTCTGAAAAACCTGTTGGTTAAACTTTATCTTATGATAATATGGTGATACTACACGTTCTACTTGTTCATAGTCATTCCACTCACAAAAATCACCATCCATGACATCTCCAGGTTTCAAATCTGTGTTGTAATAAAATGTTTTAGTCGCACCATTGGTGAGAGTATATGCCGAAACTGGTATACTTGTGTTTGACCTTTGATTATTTAAGTCCCACCAAGGAGTTGGAGTTTTTGCTAAATTAAATTCCCATCCTTGTTTCAAACCAACCCCATTGAATGATTGATTAAAATATCCTGAATAACCCTTATTAACAATAGTAAGACTTATTTCATTCAGTGGTCTTTTTTGATTATCTAAAAAACCCGCAAAGTCTAAATCATAGTTAGATGTTACATCATATGCATTACTACTAGATTTTTGAGATATTCTTGTAACGTTGTTTGGAGTTATAGAACTATATTCCAATTTTTTTTCTTCCCCAAATACATTTTTTTCAAATCCCGCTTTTGTAATTGCAAGGTCGTTTAAGTTAGTCAACACCTTATATTTTTTTACATAATATTTTGACCTAGTTTCTGTTAAGTTGTCAGGGTTAATTACCCTCCTAAACGTTCCAATCGTGCCATTACTAAATGTGGCTCCTGTAAATCCAATGTTAAATAAATTAAAAACATGTGTACTACTTCCAAACAATCCATTACCAATGGAATATACCTGAAATATATTAGAACCCCTATAAGTTAAAGATAACTCAACGTATTCTCCTGTAGTTAGTCCATGAGGAGCAACACAAACAAATGAAACCAACCCATTACCATTTTGCGTAGTATTCCTGATTGAGAATGGTATTCCACTAGACGCAATCCAATTGACATCATTATTTGTTGTCGAGTAGTATGTTAATTGTCTATTACTATCATTCTCGTACGGGTATGTTAAGTAATACATCCAATTATAAGTGTAGGCACTTTTTGCTTTGTACTGAAAGTGATTGTCCCCCACATTAGGTCTATAAAAATCAAACTCGTAATATTGAGGAAACCCTCTCCATATCCCACTTTGTTTTGAACCTACAGGGTCACTGTAATAAAGGTTGTATTGGAAAGGTAAATAAGTTGTTGTACCAGTATACGTGTTGTCATACAAGTATGTAATCTTGAAGGTAGGTCTGAATATCGTACTAGTCTGTCTCTCATCATCATAAATCTGAGCCAAATTCAAGGTCGAAGTCCTATCATACTCAGTGAGTTCTTGACTCTGCTCCTGAAGCGTTACAGAAAGTTCCTCATCTAAAGATGGGGCTCCCTTATATCTAAGTCCACTCGGTATTATTGTATACTTATTCATCTACAGAATACTTTGTTTTGAATTTATCCAAAGAGGTTTGTCCGACAATAGTTCCAAAATAAAATTGGAATGGTGCCCCAACCACAAATTTTTGTTTCAATGCTCCCGTTGCAATGTATTGGCCATTACCGACTGTACCATTGACATTGAATATATATCCTCGTGCATTCAAATCATTAGATTCTGAATTGTTACTCCAAAAATATGGAGTATCAGATGCATATCTATCTAAAGACTGATATCTCACATTTTGCACAATATCGGAAGATGCTGTCGCCCAGTTATTATTTTGATTACCAAAAATAATATTAGTGTCACTAAGTCTCCACTGATAGAATGGAACCACCTGTGATTTTATACTATAAGGGTATGGATAATAGCCTATGTCATCGGTACCTCTGAAATTTATTCTACCAGGTGCCAGATAATCTTTAGTTTGTAAATCTTCCGTAGTAGACGAAAACCATACTGCAATCGTTGGATTCTTTTCAGTACCTAAAATCTGTGTAGGTGGATTTGTATCACCCGAGAAAGCGTCATAATATTCAGGTGAAAAATTAATATTTCCAATTTCACTATTAATTGACAACAGTTGAGCAAGGTCTCCATCTATTCTTCTTTCAGGTCTCGAAAATAATTGATTAATGGAGTTATCTCCTGCAGGTATTAATTGTTGTAAGAAATTTTCATCAGTAATTCTTGAAATTACAAACAAATTAATCAAATCAGATGTATCTCCATAGCTTGTTGGATTTATGTTAGGTAATATAAATCCTCGAGTTGTAGGGTCAAAAGTTATCTCAGAATAGAAATAATCTTTCATTCCCAAATTTATGATAGTGGTAGGGTATAATAAGTTCAAATCATTAATACCTCCATCTTGTTTGTTTACTATTTTTCCAACAAATTTGTTTGTTATAAAACTGTATGGGCTACTTCTATAATAAAAGTTGTTACTATCCCGATTATAATAAACAACATCTTCACAAAACATAACTTCCCTAACCCGATTTTGTGTGTTGAAAAACGTATTAACTTGTATCGGAAAGAAATATAATGAACCGTTAATCCAATTGTTCATAAATGATTGGGCAAGTACTCCTCTACAAAGACCATAGAAAAATCTGAATCTATATCCCCACTCATTAAAGTTACTTATATCCTTTCCCAAATCTCTTAAAGGTCTTCGTAAGAACATATAACAACCTCTCTCAACCGCATCCTTTGTAGTACACTCTTGATTAACCTCAAAATTACTCCCAAATCCTTGGTAACAATCCAAACCGACCATATTTTCACAATTAAAAGACGATAATACAGTTGTATAGTTGGGTAAACCTTCGGCATCAGCAAAAGGGATTTCAGCACCTAAACTATATGGTGGTAAACCTAATGACGCATCTAATTCTGGAATTTCATAAAAAACAAAATTATTGTTTTGTTGTAACAGAGCAGGATTTGTCTGCCACGAACTTCCATTAAGAGCGTCAGATGATGGTAATCTATCAGTTCTCATCACATTAATAACTTTAGATGAAATTGACATAGGATTAGCCGACAAAGAAGGATAAGCATTCGGTGTATAGTATTCATATCTTACGTCGTTATAGTTGAAAAAAAGCGAAAGTATTTGTGATACTAGACCAGCGATCGAAAGACCAAATAAAACATTCAATAGTAAAATTAACCCTCCAATTCCTCCACTTGCAAAAACAAGTGGAGCCAGAAGTCCAAAAGATGCAGGTGCTAAAATAAGGGGAGCTAATGGTGATATATTAAATCCAGTTATATTTGAAAATATATAAGAAGCTCCAGAAACATCCTCGGATTCATCGTATTTTGCCGCATTTCGATTTATAGAATAAAAATCATTGTTAGTTTTAGTAACCATAGCAGTTACTCCTCCCATATTCTTATCGTTTAATCTATTTATATTAGAGTTCGCATCGATGCTTCCATAGTAACCTACTGTTGAAGTTGTGAATCCCGAAAAATCACTACCAGGTGTAAAAAAATAAGAAGGATAAAACATTCCGTTCTGGTTAAATGGTTGAACAGATATATTAGTTTGATTTAATTTTTGTATTGGGATATTAACTCTTGTTTGAGCGGTAATTACCAAATTAGTATCATCAATATTTTTACCAAATAATGCCCCCAATGAATATTCATTATTATATTTCGGAGAATATGGGTCAACCCCCCTTTGTAAAATAAGAATGAATTGGTCTTCAATGTCAGAAAATGCATCTAATGGACTTATTAAATAATCATTTTCATTTCTCGTATATCCAGCTCCAATTCCGGCGACCTTCCTTTGTTTAGCTAAAATTACTCGTGTTGGAGAGACAATTACATTTGGGAAAGCTTCTAGAGTTTCAATATTCCATATCTTAATAGCATCTGCAACTGTAATAGCAGTAACCACTTGATAATATTCTCTGTCTTGCGGATAAACTTGTCTTGTTATAGTACTACCTGTAGGTAATGTATATAAAACAGTTTGGTCAGTCGTTTGAGTAACAGCATAACTAACATTAATTGAAGTTGCTTGTTGAATTGTTGTTCCAGTAATTCCATTAACAATATTATTTTCAGTTTGAGCAGTAAACAAAAAGTTTTTATCTGTTGTAGTTGCAGGATCCACCGAAGTTAGTAATTGACCTGATTCGTAAAACTGATTGGATAATACTGTTATTGTATTGTCAAAGTGAAATTTACCAAAGTTTGAATCTTTTGCAAAAGTTACTTTTATTTTATTAAGGTTGTCAAAATATGAAGGTCTCGTATTGAATATGTTTATACGTTCTCCAATAGTTAAACTTTCAGAAAAAGCAAAATGTTTTCTTTCATCAGATTCATCTGATAAAAATTTAACTACCGACGATTTTGGTGTTTTGAAAACATTCAAATCTGCAACATCATCATTATTTCCAGCAATTGCCTGTGCAAAAATATCAGACTTTATTTGTACATCATCAGATGGAGTACCATCAGCTCCAAAAATAGACTCTAATCCTTCAATATAATTTGGTGGAAATGAAACATAAGATAAAACCCCATTAGTTCCACCGAGTAATGCTTTGGAATCCACCTGAGCCTCATTACATGAACAAGATTGACAATCAGGATAAGTTATCATCGGAAATCTTATTGTGAAATCTTTCGTTTCACATTTTAGTCTCAATCCATTACAAATAAATTGGAAGGGTCTAAACCCAAGAAGTTTTACTCGGCACAAATCACAAAGTGCTTGAATTGTAATTGTGTAAATAAACAAAAGTAAGTGAGCAACTATCAATAATACTATCCCAACAAACTGAATCACTGTGAATATTATAGAAAATAAAAAGTATAACAAATCAAAGTTTTTGAACCCATCATTAACAGGAAACTTATTAATAGTACTATCACAACTGTCATCATCAATTTCTTTTATCCCAATAAATCTACCTCGCCCATCTCCTTTTTTATATTGGTCAATTAATGATGATACAGTATAAACTCTATTGAATTGAAATTCATAAAAAGTGTCTTCGCAATCAATTATTTCATTTAATCTATCTATCTGTTCCGATCCAGTAAACCCATTTGTATATCCACTCCAAGCCAAACCAAAATAATAAGAACTTTCTTGAAGATTTTTCGCAGTTTGACTTGGTGAATTGTTCGGATCTGTTGTGGAATTAACCCATCCATATTCTTTCACATTAGGAACCAAATAACTTGGCCTTCTAGTTTGTATGGTTAAATCGTTCGCTTGTGACCATTTTATTTTGAACCTGTACTTACTTTTAGTTGGTATACCGAGAGTAGAATCGTTAGACAAAACTCTTTCTCCAAATTCATTTGTCACAACATAATCCAAATTCATTGGTAGTTCCGTTAACCAAGTCCCATCTCCATCGATTACATTACCCGCTTGTTCTAACTCATAAACCTCTAATACAGGATTACCATCCTCATCTTGTTGTATTGTTTGTCTTATTGCTAATATTTGGCCAGGCCCAGAAGTAAGCCCACACAAATTACCCATATTATCTTTAGGTTTACAACCTCCAAACGTTTCACCAAATAGTCTAAGTCCAGGTCTAATTCTGAATTTATCAGGTGAAGAAAACATTGACCCCATAAAGACTGAAGTTGGTTGAATATCTACATTCGCATCATCTCGTAAATCAAAATCTAATCTATTGATTGATATGTCACATATTTCAGGATCTCCCCATAAAGGAGAAATTTCAGCATTTTTAGTTAGATTAATAATTTGAGGTAAGGAATTCAAATCAGCAGATGACCTAAATTTATTTCCCGCAACTTGTGCTTCAGTCGCTAAACCCATTCTAATTAAATCTTGTGGTGTTAAGGAGAACTCACCTATGTCTGAAAGGTCAACATCCATCACTATGGTCTGTTCTCCGAGTGGAACTCCCATTATCATATAGTCCCCACTATCATTTGTTCTAGAGGTAAACCTGTAATACTTGTCGTAGATTTCTACTGTAGTGCTTCCTGTTAGAACATCTGATTTTGAAGGTAATGTTCCTGTTGCAGAGTGTTTTGAATACGATGGTGTATAAGGAAGTAAATTATATCTATACCCATCATCGTTCCTATCGTTTGGAGATTTGTATGGATATATACTTGTAATTATTGGGTTTGATTCATCAACCTCTTCGATTGGAATGAATATTGAAACTCTGGCGTTTGGGACGCCAAATCCATTATTTGCTGTGACTCTACCTACCAAAACACCATAGTCCGCACAACTTCTTGTGTAGATATCCGTTTGTTGTATTTTAAGAGATAGTATTTCTAAGAACTCAAACTCTTGGTCTAATTGTACATTAATTGATTTGTTAATACCAAGTTCGGTCTTAATTCTATATGAATCACCCATGTAATATCTTTAGTTTATAAATAGTTTATGTGTAATTTTTAAGAATTAAAAGCACACACATTATAAATTATAAACCAAAGTATTGGATAATAAACCGATTATGAAAAAGTAGTAGATTGGAAATTCTGAACCGAAACCTTAATATCTTTATTTGGATATCTGATTTGGTATACCTGTGATGGTTGTGCAAAAATTGTTGAGTTGACTGGTTGAATCTCTCTTGTCTCAGGATTAGAATATTCCATAGAAGTTTCCTCAGATGAATACTGACCACCAACATTATTAAAAACTTTAATTCCTGAAACAGTTAAAACTCCATTTTGGTTTTGAATAATACTTTGAATTTCAGATAAATAGACATTCTGTCCCAACTCCCTTACTTGTGGATTAAAATAAGCCGAGATTCTATCCACAACATCAGCAATAACTTGACCTGAATTCTGAGCCGATGTCAAAACAATAGAAACTTCAAAACTCAAATCGATAACCTCAGCAGTAAGAATAGATATATAATCATTCATCATTCTATAGTTAGAAAGATACGTCGCGACATTTTGTTTTAAGGTATTTGATACAATATTTGTTAACTTTCCTGAAGTATCATATGATAATAATTGAATCAAAATTTTGTTGTTGTTTTCAGTAACTGAAACTTTGGCAGGTGCACCAAACTCTGATGGCATATTTCTGATAATAGACTCATAATCTTGTACTGTAACGGCTCTCTTTTGAGCTGAGAAGTTAAATGAAACATAGTTTCTAATTTCTTCAAGTGACGGTAACCCCGCTCCACCGATTGCAGCAGTAACGTTATTACATCTCAAAGAATTAACTACTGATGAGTTAGTAAGTTCGGATGGTCCATTAACAAAGAAAGACACGGTACCAATTTGAGTAATAACATTTGTACCTAAGTTAGTACCTAAACCACCACCAATTCTATATTGGACAAATAAAGTTGAGTTTGGAGTTAAAGCAGACCCTAAAGATATGTTGTTCGAATATCTTTGTAAATCTATTGTCGTCCCTAATGTCGTGAATTGGTCAAGAGCATCTTGTGCTGTATTTGTACCACCACCAAAAGTTAATTTTTTGAATCCTTCAGGTGTATATTCACTAATAAATCTATTTGGTGTTTGAATATACCTACCAACCTTAATACCTGGCTGGTCGGATACTTTTGTCGGATCTTCAATAAAGACCCTATCCTCAGCCAAAGCATCTACCTCATACCATTTGTTAGATGGTCCTAAAAATTCCGCACTTGTTGGTATGTTGGTGTATTCAGTTCCACTTTTTAATAAAACACTCGTTATACCTAATACATTTTTTTCAGGTAAAAATAATTCAAAAAATGGCTTAACATCATTTGGTGTAATAATTCTTTTGAACACCTTAGTAATACCATTAACAACCAGTTCTCTTTTAGTAATTGTATAATTAACTAATATATTATTCGCGTTGAAGTTAGGTATCTTAAGTCTATTAGGGAATCCTTGGGCATTGTATGGTGATGTGAAATCAACATCATATATATTTTCAAAAACAATACCAGCACCTGAAACTTGAGACCCACGTGATAAAATTCCAAGATACCTTTCATCTTCTTTATCCCCAAAGGCCGGTACCGTAATTGAAAAATCTACTAAAGATACTGATGGTCTTTGTCCAGGAAGTTTCAATCCATAAGTTCTTGCAATATTATATATTGAAGACCTTTGTTGAGCATATTGCAATACTGTTTCTTGTATACTCCTATCGATGTGATAATGTAAGTTGTCCGCAACAGCAGCATTCAAGTCTAAAAATACTGAGAATACAGATGCGTCATTAAAATCCTGAATCAGTTCAGGATAATATGTTCTCACATAATTTAGTAACTCAGTTCTTATTCCTTGATAATCTCTGGTTGTATATGAAATTTTACGATTTGCCATCTATATTAAATATTAATAATTACAAAATCACTTTGAGCAAAAGTCGATCTGTTGTTTGAGTAATCTATTCTAATTTTTGCAGTATATTCTGAGGTACCTTTTCCTGGTAATCTATAAATTGGAGATTCACTTGTACCTATAATGTTTTCACCTATCATAGTATCAACTTCCTCCATTGGGTCTGCCGGTGTAATTGTTATCTGATTTAATAAAAGGTTCGGCATAAATTGTTGAACCGCATCCCTAATATCTGATTGAATTGCATCAAAAGTCAAACCATCGAATGGTTCAAATAAGAATTCGTATAATCTAGTACCAAATTCAGGTAAATAATATCTACTTCCCTTCCTTGTTAAAAGTAAGTGAATTAAATCAGATTTTACCTGTTGAGATTCTAGTTGAGTAAGTTCTAAAAAATCACCACGTCTAGAATCTCTGAATGGAAAATTAATACCATATGTAACTCCGTTCGCCATAAAGATAAATATAAGTCCCTTGTTTTTCCTTATAAATAGCCCAAAATAAAAAATCCCGATATATATCGGGATTAATTATTTAATTAAGAGGAACAACCGAAACATTCAATTTCAATTCCTTCAGGTTTTGGTGGTAAATTCATATTACTATAATCAATTTTAGGAACCTCCACACTTGTTTTTATTGTCTTTGACTTTGATAAGTCCAACGCTAAGTGTTTAGCACCAGTTGAAATTGCCTTAGTCCTTACATAATAACATAATGTTTTCAAACCTTTTTCCCACGAGTGAAAGTGAGATGATGTAATTTTAGACAACGTAGGGTTCGACATATATATGTTCATAGACTGAGACTGGTCGATGA